AATTCATTATGGCAGTTATTGAAGTTATCCAAGAGGCTAGACAACTACAAGCTGACGAAATCAAAAAGAGGTATTTTCAAAGATGAACATTCTAAACTGGTGGCCTGTTACCGATGAAGAATGGGAAGAATTAAACTACCCAAACGGTAGGTAATAATAAGGGGCCTTGACTGGCCCCTTTCTTTATGTTATAATGGATATATTATGAAAAATATTATTACTGGTGTCTACTTTCTATTAGATCAAAAATCAAAGGCATTAAAAATTGGTAAAGCAAATGATGTGGAAGATAGGATTAATAAACTCCAAACCGGAAATCCTAATAAACTAAGATTGATGCATTTTATTGAATGTTCTTCGGAAGAACATAGTTTTGTATTGGAAAAACAATATCACAAAAAATTTAAACATCTTCGTATTAGTGGAGAATGGTTTCAATATGATGAACAGTTATTTCAAAGTTTGTTTGCTGTTGAAACTAATACCAAGCCAAAAAACAAAAGAGAATCATTAGTTATTAATACATTATTTGGTGAAGAAACTGTTCGAGGTATTGATATGCATCCTAATTGTTTTTTCTATCCACAATTGGTCGCTCAAATTAAAGAAAGTTATGAGAAATCTCTAGGTTTAAAACTTCCTTTTAGAACAATGAGGTATCCAACAAATGGAAAACAAATGTTGCTGCCGTTTTCAAAAGAGGTGGATAGAGTCTTTATTTCTGCTAAGAAACATAACGAAAATCGTACTTTAAAGAAATTTGAACAAAAATTAAATACTAATACACTTATATTATGAGAACTATGAACCCCAAAATCAAATCAAAATTATTGAAACTCCGTGCCAAAAATGGTGGTATGGATATCTTCTATTCCTATACAAATTGGGCAACCAATGAGATTGATGGTATTACATTTATTCCTGTTGTAAAAAGTCCAAATAAAGATGAAAATCAAGTAATTCATTATATGCGTAAAGATAATATGGAGGTTGTAAAGTGAATAAGGTAGAACAGTTTAAATTATATCACCGCAGAGCGTTTGAACCTAGTAGTAAAGAAGATTTAAAAATTGCTAGAAAATTCTTTCATGACAACAAATGGGAAAATGGATGTCCGTTTTTCTTAGAATGGCCTTATCTTGATATACCTTCAATGTTAAAAGATAAGATTACCGAATATACATTGAAAGGCGTAAAATGAATTGGTTAAAATATTCTGGTTGCAATATTACACTAAAATTAAATCCTTTTCATTGGAGAATTGCTTGCCAATTATATCGTAATGCTGAGGTGTGGGAGCAAGACGCTTTTATTCTAGAACTATTACCTATCACCATTCGTATATGGTTTGATGACGGCAGTTGGTAAATCCAAGGGGCCTTTAGCTCAGCTGGTTAGAGCAAACGACTCATAATCGTTGGGTCGATGGTTCAAGTCCATCAAGGCCCACCATAAATAACTGTAAAAAGGAAAAACATGGAACATTGGGGAAAGCACCTAATTATTGATGCTCGTGGATGCAACATTCAAAGAGCAAACGATCCAGAATATATTAAGCATTTTACCAAAGAACTGGTAAGATTAATCGAAATGACTCCATACGGAGAACCACAAGTGGTACATTTTGCGGAGGGTACAGACAAAGCTGGCTGGACTGTGATACAATTGATTGAAACGTCAAATATTATTGGACACTTCTTGGACCACAATGGAGACCTCTACCTTGATGTTTTCAGCTGTAAAGATTTCTCAGAACACACCGTTTTGAGTACATTAAAGTTGTTCTTTTCACCTGGTGAAACCAAACATCAAGTGATTTGGCGAGATGCTAATTAGATAAATAAGGTATGTGAGCAGTAACGGAGAAATGCAATTATTGGGTCAATTTATTAAGGAGAGACCTAAAATGCAGTTAAGTATAGTCGGTTGTCCCGATAAACAGCACTTCCGTCCGTATGTTAAAAGAGCGGCGATATTCTACGCTCACGAACTCATGAAACCTAAAATGTTGGAAAACATCTACCTAAGAATCAAATTCAACAGTAAAATAGCAGTATATGGATATGCTCAGATATTGGAGTATAACGAAAGCCGTAAAGCAAGAGAATTTGAAATCGAACTAAACCCAAATATTGGTGCAGCAGAGATACTAAAATGTTTGGCTCACGAAATGACTCATATTAAGCAATACGCTTATAATGAAACCAACGAAACCTTAACTCGTTGGAAAGGTAGAAAAGTTGATTCTGATAATATGGATTATTGGGTTCAACCATGGGAAATAGAAGCCTTTGGTACAGAAGTAGGACTATTTGCAAAGTTTGCCATCAAAGAAAAACTTTGGGATACATTTTATGGTATTCAGAATCCTGATGGAGCAATTGAAAAAGAAGAATTGGGTTGGAAAGAGCCTATATAATAGAACAATGAAAATTTTACACATAACAATCTCCAATAATTATACATCAGGATCATGGTGTAGTGGGGTTCGTTTGTAAATTTTTAAGTAACATAGATTTATACGAACCCTAGACTGATACTCTAGGGTTTTTTGTTTTCCGTGGCCTGCTGGTGTAGTGGTAGCACAAGTGATTCCAAACCACTTAGTTGCGGTTCGATTCCGTAGCGGGACGCCATGTTGTGTGGAAACAACATTACCAAAATTAGTGCTTGTGGTTTCCTGTGGTTCGTGTATAATGGTTTTGTTGTGTTACTAATGGATTATTAGTTTGTCTAGTAACAAAGTAAATTTTTTAAAGGAGAGTTATTATGAAAAAGAAAAATACTCCCCAACCTCGAAACTATCTTGTCAAATTGGCATTGTTTCGTAAAGCAGGGAGTCATCGTAAGAGTAACAAAGCAATAAGGCGTAATGAGAAGGCTAAGAAATTGTATCCTATTGTTGACAATTCAATAGTGTTTAGTATATAATAGGATACAATTTTGGGCCAATAGCTTAATGGTAAAGCGTCCGACTCATAATCGGTTGAGTAATAGTTCAATTCTATTTTGGCCCACCAAGCCCCTTTAGTTAAATGGTATAATGCTAGATTTGTAATCTTGAGTTGTTAGTTCGATTCTATCAAGGGGCACCAAATATACCAAAAGTAGTATTGACTTTGTAGTATAAGTAGTATATAATCATTACATATGACAAAAAAAGTAAAAGTTATTCCTGAAGTCAAGGCAAATACTACTCCCTCTTGGGGTAGAATGTTGACCAAAAAAGAATTGCTTGATATGCTTGATAGAATTTATGCCAAGCAAAAGAAAGAAAAGTAACAATGCGGTGTGTAATAGTACGATGTGAGATACCCTCTTATATTATCTGAGCATAGCAGACCACCGCTCCAGTATTCATTATTGAGAATGTGTGCAAAAGAGTAAGCAATCCCAACTGTTAGGGAATAACATTATCCTGGTAGTAATCCTCAGGTAGCTGAGAACGCTGTATGCTAACACAGCATGACGAACACAGGAGAGAAGTATAATAACGATAAAGTCCCTTACGGGGTCGTTTGAATTCTCTTAAACACAAAACAGTATTCTCAATAATGACTATATAATTCTATAGCGGGTTGGTGAAAAGGAATCACAGAGGACTCATAATCCTCAGTTCTTGGTTCGAGTCCAGGATCCGCAACCAACAAGGAGATATTATGAGTGAAATTAAATCGAACACCAAAAAAATTCCCAATGTACCTATGATTAAAAATGTAGGTCCAAAATCTGCTATTAAACCTAAAGGTCCAATTGCAGCAAAAACTGCTAAACCATTACGCAAAGCGGGGAGAGGTAGATGACGCAACCAAAAGAAAAAGGTGGAGTTCCACCAATTGAAATTTACACTATTGTTGGTAAAGGTGTTGATGAATCTAATCCCACTAAGGATCAGGATGCCAAACATGAGGATGAAGAATTCCAAAGAATTTTGGATGAACAACAATATCGTCAAAAAGAATTAGAAAAGGTTAGAAACCTTGTGGTTTGGCCTGGATATTAAGTTGTTGGTGCACTACCTACAGCCAATACACACGAATTTTCTTTGAATATTTCAATAAGTGTCCAAGTTCCATTTTCTTTATTTGAAAACATAACAATTTCACTTTTACCTTTTGTTATCTCATTAGGATAAAAGAAAACTACTGACTCTTTAAATTCCTTATCAATTGTATGTAGAATTGCTTCAGTAGAAAAACATTGCACAGGTTTATTAAAGACATTACCTTTATCACCTTTGGCAATAGTCAAGATGGGTACCATAATAAAAAAGGCTAAGAGTATTTTTTTCATTGTGGTCCTTTATTGGTATACATTTATTTATCGCTTTACATCTATTCATTATTAGTATATAATGATTCATTATGCGGGATTAGTTTAATGGTAAAACAGCAGATTTCCAATCTTCGGTCAAGAGTTCGATTCTCTTATCCCGCTCCACTTTCCACTCGGAGTTATTATGAAAATTTTAGCATTTAAATTAGTTACTGGTGAAGATTTCCTAGGTGAGATTGAATCCGAATCTGAAACAGAATTTGTTGTTGTTAATCCTGTTGGTATTGCAGTTGTTCGTGGTAAAGATGGCCAACCGAGTGTTGGTTTTTCTCCGTTTCCAATTCATAGTGAACAAAAATCTGGGGCAACCATTGCCATCGCTAAGAAGAATGTAGTATACTCCTATATTCCAGCTGAAGATTTTATTACTAATTACAATCAAATCTTTGGTTCTGGACTAATCGTACCTCCACAAAAACAATTAATTACAGGTTAACTTGAGCTTCTATACTAATGTACAATGTTTCGGTAACAACATCCTTTATCGTGGCATCATTGACGGGAAAAGAGTAAAACAGAGAATCGAATATTCTCCTTCTCTTTACCTACCTTCCAAAAGAATTACCAACTTCACCTCACTCGAAGGTGATTATCTCGACCAAAAAATCTTTGGTGATATTCGTAGTGCAAGAGATTTTATAAAACAATTTGATGGGGTTTCCAATGCTTCAAGAATTTTTGGCCAGACTCGTTTTGAGTATGCGTATATTGCGGATCAGCATAGAAATATGGTTGATTACGATTTTGATAAAGTTCTTATCGGAGTAATTGATATTGAGGTGGGTTCTGAAAATGGATTCCCTAATCCATACGAAGCAAACGAACCTATCACAGCAATCTGTATCAAATATCTCAATGGTCCAACTTATGTGTTTGGTTGTGGCATCTATGAAACCCAAGGCAAAGAAATCTATGTGAAGTGTAGAGATGAATATTCTTTATGTAAACAATTCATGGCCTTGTGGACTAAGAAATGTCCTGATATTCTGACTGGTTGGAATACAAAGTTCTTTGATGAACCTTATATCATCAATCGTTTCCGTAAAATTCTTGGTGAAGATGAAACCAAGAAATTATCTCCATGGAATTATATTGGAGAAAGAAAGACCGTCATCAATGGTCGACCCATGATTGCCTATAATATCATGGGTGTTGAATCACTAGATTACATTGAACTATACAAATGGTATGCTCCTGGTGGAAAGTCACAAGAGTCCTATCGTTTAGATGCCATTGCTCAAGTTGAACTGGGTGAGGGTAAAATATCATTTGATGAATATGATAATCTACATGCACTTTACCGATTAAACTATCAAAAGTTTATTGAATACAACATTCGAGATGTGGAAATTATTATCAAGTTGGAAGAAAAGTTAAAGTTGCTCGAATTGGGAGTAACCTTGGCATACGATACCAAAACAAACTTTGAGGATATCTTTGCTCAAACTCGTATGTGGGATTCAATGACTTATGCTTACCTTTTTGAGAAAAACATTATTGTTCCACCAAGAATCGTCAAAGAAAAAGATGGAATGTTTGAAGGTGCCTATGTTAAAGAAGTGCAAGTTGGTATGCACCACTATGTTGCTAGCTTTGACCTAAATTCACTTTACCCCCACCTTATGATGCAGTATAACATTTCCCCCGAAACTTTGATTGAACCAGAAAACTATACTGATGAAATGCGTGAGATTCTTTCTCAAGGTGTTGATGTAAACAGTATGTTGAGTAAATCTGTTGATATTTCCAAACTACAAGGTGCAACTTTAACTCCTAACGGACAATTCTTCCGTACCGACATCATGGGTTTCTTACCTAAAATGATGGAAGAAATGTATACGGATAGGACTAAATTTAAACGGTTGATGTTAACCGCAAAACAGGAATATGAACATGAAACCGACAACTCGAAAAAGTATGAAATCGAAAAGCGAATCGCCAAGTACAATAACATCCAATTGGCGAAAAAAGTTTCTCTCAACTCTGCTTATGGTGCTTTGGGTTCTCAGTATTTTCGTTTCTACGATTTGCGGATGGCTCTTGGGGTCACGACTGCTGGCCAATTAAGTATTCGTTGGATTGAAGCCAAGATTAATGCTTGGATGAATAAACTTCTAGAAACAAATAAAGATTATGTAATTGCTTCTGATACAGATTCAATCTATCTCCGTATGGGTGAATTGGTTGATAAGTTTATTAAAGATAAATCAGATAAACAAAAAGTTATCTCTCTTATGGATAAAATCTGTAAAGAGAAACTTGAACCTTTTATTGATACTTCTTATACTGAATTAGCTGAGTATGTCCACGCATACGACCAAAAGATGGAGATGAAACGAGAAGGACTTTCTGATAAAGGCATTTGGACTGCTAAGAAGCGTTATATTCTCAATGTATATAACAATGAGGGTGTTCAATACAAAGAACCTCAAATGAAGGTGATGGGATTGGAAATGATTAAATCTTCCACTCCTGCAGCAATCCGTGAGAAAATGAGAGAAGCAATCACGATTATGATGAATGGTACAGAGGAAGATATTCATCAGTTTATTCAACAAGCAAAGATAGATTTTATGGGTTTACCTGCTGAAGAAATCTCCTCACCTAGAGGTTGTAATGGGTTAGCTAAATATAGTGATGGACTTTCTTTATACAAATTGGGAACACCAATTCATGTAAAAGGAGCTATTCTATATAATTATCATCTTAAACAAAAGAATCTTACTAAGAAGTATCCATTAATACAAGAAGGCGAAAAGTTAAAATATACTTATTTGAAAATGCCTAATCCTTTTAAGGATACTGTTATCTCTTTCCCTGGTCGTTTACCAAAAGAGTTTGGATTACAAGAATACATTGATTATGACTTACAGTTTAGCAAAGCATTTTTAGAACCTATTAAAGTTATTCTTGATTGTATGGAATGGAGTACCGAAAAGGTGAGTTCACTAGAGGATTTCTTTAGCTAATGATATACTTAACATTTTTATGTGCAATTGCTTTATCGGCCATTGCCGGTTATTATTCAATTATTGGATTGGCTGCCATTTTCGTGGGTGCATTTTGGCCTGTCGTATTAATGGGTTCCGTGTTGGAAGTTAGTAAGTTGGTTACGGCTTCATGGTTATATCGTAATTGGAAGATAGCCCCCTTTCTTTTACGAACTTACCTGACTTGCGCAGTATTAATTATTATGCTCATTACTTCAATGGGCATTTTTGGTTTTCTCGCCAAAGCACACATCGATTCTACCTTAAATTCCAATGCAAATAATGTGGAATTAAAAACACTTACAGTACAAGAAAAGATTACCAGAGATAGATTGGATTACCTAATTGCTCGTGCAAAAGATCCATCCACGGCAAGTGATAAGTTGGATCGTCAAATCCAAACCACTCAAAAAGAATTATCTGATATATCCAAAAGAAAGTTACCTCTATTGAGGGAGGATGTTAAATTAACTGCCGATGTTGGACCAATCAAATATGTCGCAGAGTTGATTTACGGTGATGCCGATAATGGTATAGATAAGGCAGTAAAACTGGTAATCATGATAATAATGGTTGTATTTGACCCGCTAGCTGTGTTATTATTGATAGCAGCAAACATCTCTTTAAAACAAAGGGAAGAAGTGGTAGGACCGACCGATGAAGAAGTTGAAGAAACTAATAAATGGTTTGAAAGTATGAAAGCCAAGGCCAGAAAATTGGATGAGGATAGAATTGAAATTGAAAAAGAAAATATTGCTTTGGTTGAAGAAGAACCTGAATTGGTAAAAGAAACTACTCATACAGGCCAAGGTAGATATGAAGAGCGTATTGTCCCAACTAAAAAATTAGAACCTAAGTATGATTATGAATCAGAATTAGCATTTCGTGAAAAGGAAAATAAATGAGTATATTAGATAAAATCAAAAAGAATAGTAGTATTAAAGATTCAGCTATTCTATCCAAATCAAAGTTCTTTACACAGAAGGACATGATTCC